TACAACACCACCCCATTCCTCACGGATTGGGTAGGAGCCTATTCGACTCCGAATATGGTTCCCAAATCTCTGATCTACGTACTTCCCGAGCTCGTCCCGAGCCCTCCTATCCCACTCAAGAATTGTTCCGATTCTTGTGTGAGTGGACAGGATCCCTGCACCAGGGCAGGGCGAAGGAAGTTTCAACGTAGATACTCTCATCTCTTGTGCTTTGGCTCTCCTGAACAAGCAACCAGCCGTCAGGTACTCCAAGTTTGCCCCTACTGCTATGTAGGTGGCAACTTGACGGTTGGTAATGAAGACATCTCCGGGCTGTGGCTCGTCAACGACGGACTTAGCTATCCATCCACGCCCAAGATCTATCTTCTTCCGCAGACTCTTCCTGTCAAGAGGAATCGCGGACCTGTGGAGAGTCGAAATGTGCTTCGTTGGGTCATGTGCAGCGTCACAACAACTGTGGTGCTCCTGGCAGAGGTACAGCTCCCAGAGCCTCCTTCGCTCCACGAGCGGAACACGGAGGCGGCCTTTACAAGGGTGGCCGAGACCACCCAGTACGGCTGGAAGCTCTGCGTGGCGACCCTTCTTCGCAGCCATCTTACGCTGACGGGCGTAGATGGTCCTTGCTACGCGAGCAAGTCGATTAAACGAAGAAGGATCCACAGAGTGTTGCGACATGACCCCATTACCGTTCCTAACAAACTCCTTGAGGGACGGAGGTCTGAAAGACCTGATCGACCTTCTGTCGGGAGACAGAAGACCATAAGCTTCGCAGAACACGAAGCCTATCAAGGATCGGAAAGACTTTCCTTCATGGAGTTTGCTTCCTACACCGCTTGCACGTGCGGCGTAGGAAGCGACATTATCAGCATGAGTGAGCGCCGCAAGGTCATCTCCGCAGATGATCCTCCGGCGTCCCAGACCCTCACTCATCCACGCATTAATGAGGCTCAAGACGGAAAAGCTACATGGGGTTCCCATAAGGGATCCCCTCGTCTTGGGCACCTCCACAAACCCATCAATGCACTGGTAACGTCGTTGGCACCTCTCGCGTTCGCTCTGGGTCAGTTGCGAAAGACGGTAGCGAACAAGATGTGGCTCACTGCCAACTCCGAGAGACTCTCGGAGTTCCGTAACCAGGAAGGTTGGGAGGCCGGCCTTCCTAATTCCGTTGACGACAGCAGTGATCGCATC